ACATTGCCAAGATCAAGCGAGATCTGATCGATCCTTCCAGGATCATGGGTGGCCATTACTAATGAGATCACCGCAGGACTTACACGACTACCAGCGGGAGTGCATCCTGCACCAGCTGCAGCACAATGACTCAATGCTGTGGCTGCAGATGGGGCTGGGAAAAACGGTTGTCACCCTGACCACCATCGTTGATCGCATGCGTGCCGGACAGGTGAAAAAGACTCTGGTCTTCGGTCCACTCCGGGTGATCAACTCGGTGTGGAACCGGGAGGCAATCAAGTGGAGTCACACTCAGCACCTGCGATTCAGTATCGTCCGGGGATCACCGGAGAAACGGGTCCGTCGCCTGTTTAACAATGCCGATATTTTTCTGATCAACTACGAGAATATGAACTGGCTGGCCGACACCTTCAACCACTACTACATCAGTCAGGGCAAGCCCCTGCCCTTTGACATGGTGGTCTACGATGAAGTGTCCAAGCTGAAACACAGCGGCAGTCTGCGAGTGGCCGGCGGCAAGCGTGACCGTAAAGACAGATCTGGCAGAATACATGAGGTCAAGATCACCGGCTGGCGCAAGATGATCAATCAGTTTAAGTATCGCACTGGTCTGACCGGGACACCGGCGAGCAACGGTTACCTGGACCTGCACGGTCAGTACCTTGCCGTCGACGGGGGGCAGCGCCTCGGTGAGTACATCACTCACTACAAGAACAGCTACTTCATTCAAGACTACAACGGGTGGAAGTACACCCCGACGAAGCTGGGCAAGGAGTGGATAGAACACAAGATCTTCGACATCACCAAGAAAATGGATGCCGCCGACTATCTCGACATGCCTGAAGTGAAGGTCATCAACATGATGATCGACATGCCACCAAAGGCCAGGAAACATTACGAAGAAATTGAGAAGAAGATGTTCACCGCCCTCGACTCCGGTCGGGAGATCGAGCTGTTTGCCAAACAAACCATCTCGAATAAATGCCTGCAGATCTGCAACGGCGCACCGTACCTCAGTCCATTCAGCAAGGAGTGGGAAGAAGTCCACACCGCCAAGCTCGAGGCACTGGAAGAAGTGATGGAAGAGGCAGCGGGTCAACCTGTGCTATGTGCTTACAGTTTCCAGAGTGATGCTGAGCGAATCACCAAGCGGTTCGGTAAGAAGTACAGGGTGGTGAACCTGACCGCGACGTCGTCGGCCAAAACACAACAGGTCATCGATGACTGGAACGCCGGTAAGATAGACATGATGCTGGGTCACCCGGCATCCATGGGGCACGGTGTCGATGGGCTGCAGGAGTCGGGCAGCATCGCGGTCTGGTTCGGCGTCACCAATAACCTGGAGTACTACGAGCAGCTCAACGGCAGGCTCGCTAGACAGGGGCAGACTAACGCTGTGTCGGTCATCCGGATCCTGTGCAGAGACACCATGGATCTGGTGTCAGCTGACGCGATCAACCGCAAGACCGACGATCAGGAAGGTCTGAAAGAAGCAGTAGATCGATATAGGAAAGGTCTGATCAGCAACGACTTACCGCTGACGTTCATCTAGCTGTTGGCTTTTTTGGTGACGTAAGCATCGACACCCTTGCCCACTTGACGCAACCCGGCATAGGCCCATGGCAGTGTCAAGAACATGCCGAACAATGCGGGGTCGGGGGTGTCGGTTATCAGGACATAGATGAACCCTGCCATCAGGCTGAGCCAGCTTTGGCCTGGACGAGTCCATCGGACAAACTTATCAGCAGCGTTATCACCGGATCGGATTGTCTGCTGGGTCTCTGTATGCTGGGCCTGTGCATCTTTCAGGTCAGCTTCGTGCATCAGTCTGATGTGCTGACGGATGTCGGCCTCTTCCTGCACAGCCAGCTCTCGCAGTTTGACCATTGTCTCAGGAGACGTCTGAAGCCGTTCTAACACCTTCGCAGGATCGTCGGTACCAGTGGCACCACTGACCAGAGATATGCCAGCAGCAATTGCTCCAGGGGCATTGCCGGAGAGAAGTGAACCAACCAGCGCAGTGCCGGTGCCAGCGTTTTCTTTTAACCAGTCTCCGACCTTCGCCCAGTTACTCATCGCTGTCCTGCCTCTTGTTGGCTTTTCTCGAGATAACATCGTATGCGATCAACTTGACGGTGGTTGACCCGAAGTACCCGATGACGCCGCCAGTGAAGACAGACCAGTTGACATCCAACCCCATGGCCAAGATCCCGTAGTACGCCGCTAAACTCAACGAGCCGCAGAACACAGACTCCAGTAAAATTCTGACTGGTCTGGTTTCTTCACGATCATAGATCAGACGGAGTACCGCAATCAGCATGGATAAAAGAACGCCAATAGTCTGCGGCTGTAGTTGTGAGTGATCTGTCATTCGGTGTTTCCTTGAACACATGGTGTTTGATGACCCCTCGGGGAGTTTACCGGTACCGTCCCCAGTTGTGAATATACTCAGTGGTAGTGCCTTTTCCTTGAGTGGTATTGTACCAAGTCTTCCAATAATGTGCTTGACCTACAATATCACCGGCTGCAGGGAGAGGGGCAGAGACGCGACGGTAATGGATACGACACATGGCTGTGGCGTAGTATAGATTGCCGATCATTTCACAAGCACCATGCGCAAACTGGGGAAGCTCGAGAGACCGGACTGATTTGATCAGGACTGGCTTATACGCCAGATAGTTCTTCCAGATGTCATTGTGGGTGGCGGGCTCCATCTGGTAAATACCGATAGCAGGGCCGGCTCCGATCTGCTTCAGGTATTGAAGATGGGATTCTTGAATACCAGTGCCCAACACCAGCTCGGCAGCAGCCTCAGAATACAGGCCGATGTGATTGAGCACCGGGGTGATGACGTACTTCAACAGATGATCAGGATTCATGCGTTGGTCTTATAGTTGAATGAGGACCAGCCACCAACAGCCACCGCCACATAAAACCCGACAGCAACCCCCAGCTTCAGCGGTGTAAGTGCGCTCACCGGGCTGGTCGCATCCCTGACCATCGCCCTGAAAAACTTATAATCACACTCCCAGCGACGGAGCTCTGAGCCACCCTGGCGGTATCCAGCGTCATGCTTGAGACACGATGCTTCAAAGAACCAGCCAAACAGCGCCAGTCTAACCAGCGTAGGCATCCACTCCGGACCACAAGCCGCGCCGCTCATTGATCGAACTGCCGATCTGCAATTACCCAGACGATCTTGCCCAGGATAGTTAGAACCTGCTTGGCTGATGCCAGGTCAGTCACGTTGTTTGTGATGTAGGTCTCGATGCCATCAGGCCCAGCGTCAAGGAAGTTCTTGAGCACCTGACTCCCCTTTGTAGTTTGAACAGCATCCCGTCTGGCGATCTCAGCCAGCTCAGCCGCTGTCAGAGGAATGACCGCATACTCGCCGGTCACCTCACCGTCCACCACGCTGTAGGCGGCATCACCCAGCTTGTGAGTATTGGGGTTGTAATTCGGCACCGGTGCTGTGTACTCAACCCACCCGTGGTTATCCACAGGGTAGCCCTTAGCTGCCAGCTCTCGGAGAGGGTACTGCACTCCCTTTGGTCCAGTGACGACCTTTGGATAGACAGTCAGTGGCCCCTCTACAATTCGATTATTCTTCACGTAAAAAATCATATTAGGTTCCTATGGAATGAACGATACCACCGTCAGCGCACCCAGTTGAGCAGACCCCAAACTAATGGTCAGCGTCCTAGTTGCAGTCTCTGTATTTTCAACATGCCCGAAAACACGTTTATGTGATTCTGTTCCCAAGTTTATATCTGTTACCGGGCTATCCGGCCCCCCAAAAGTTGCAGAGGCAGATGGTGTATTTTGGCAGAGGAAGGCGTACACAACTGCGCCATTTGGCTCTACATCAACAGCAGCACTGAAGGGTGTTTTTGCAGTAAAACCGGAACTTATGTCGGTTCCTAAATCATGGCGTCCTGCTTCTTTTGTTTTTAAGCTGTACACAGCCCCATAACACTGCTGCGGTGTATTTCCTGTTGAGTCAGTCACAACAATGTTGGCTGTAGTACCACTAGAAACTTTACGATAGGCGACAAAAGAGCATCTAATAAGAGCTTCGGCCCCAACAACAGTAGCGGCAACCCCGCCAATAGTCACTGTAGGCTTTGTGGCTGTAAATGCGCCGGAGTAAACCATCTCGCCTACAACAACCACCATTCGGTCGCCGTGTGGCTCACCTATAGCTTGGCTGCTGAACGTATAAGGTGATGTGTCAGCAGAGCTTCCAAACGAACTTTCAAAGTTGATGTCTGTAATCGCTGCGCCCAGAGTGTGACGATTAAACATTAGGAAAACCCTGTGGCTGGACCGCCGAATTGCAGCTTTGTGCCATTGGATCTGAATGATAGCAGATCCTCAGCACCAGCGCCTGAGCTCAGAGTCGGGGCTCCAGCATCACCTAAGTCGAAGTCAGCCGAGTAAGCCAATGTGTGTGTGCCGCTTTGAACAACCCGCAATGTTGCCCATGTCCCTGCAGGTGGAACCGCCGCAACAGCCAGAGTTGAGTTCTGGTCGAGGGTGACAACCGCTTCCGAGTTGTTGTTGATTGTCCAAGTGATCGTTGCGCCTGGGGTGAGCGTCTGCTCCGGAATGTACGGACCCCCGGTAACTGATTTGGCTACATTACCTGTGCGGTACAGCAGCAGCTCAGCCAGCACTGAAGCATCCATACGCTTGATCACACCGTCGTCATTGATCAGGAACTCAGCAGTACCAACAAGTCCTGTGGTCAGTGCGGCTTTATTCTGGATTATCTGCATGTCCAGCTCTGTGATAGCAGCCTCGACATTGGTGGCATCCAGGTTGGTACCGGTGTTGTCGTAGGCAATGTCTGCTGTGACTACAACAGTTGTCCCTGACACTAGCTCAAGAGCTGTGCCTGCTGCGTTCCAGCGAATGTATTTATTGGCCACCGGTACTGGTAAAGCCGGGTCAGCCGCGCCGGTGTAAGTCTCAGGCAGCATGGTGGTTCTGGTCTGAGCATCCAGTACTTGCTGCATCAACATGGTCAGCTTGTCCAGTGCATCTTCATGGACGTCAGGATAGAACGCACCCTGTGAGTTGAAGTCGGTCAACTGCTTGGCAGTGTATGCCGATCTCAGCAGCCAACTCGCCCCCGTTTCCAATGCACCAGCAGATCTGACTACCGTGCCACCAGCATCCTCACCGACCCCTGTGACCGTATAGTCCACATTAAGAGTCAGCAGGCTGGTGACACCCAGTGCCGTGGTCTCATACACCTTGATCTCACTTTCGGTGGTGATCTTAAACCCATACGCAAACGCAGTGACTATGTCATTGCCAGAGTATGGACCAGCGTATGTGGCTATGGTGTTAATTGTCATGTCAGTTTTCCTGCAATTAGTGGGCCAAGTTTATCATCTTTCAGGACCGTATAGCATCCTTTGGAGTGCCAAGTCTTCACCTTCCTTCATCACTTGATAAAGGTGCTCGCCTGTGGACCACGCCTGGTTCACCCCAGGAATCCCGAGAGCAGCGCCAACAAACTTGGTACCGCCCTTCCATTGACCTTTGGTGATCTCTTCATCAGTGAACCCGCGAGCAGCCATTTCAGGGATTGTTCTTATTCCCTGCTCGATCACACCCAGCACTGGCGATGGGTTGTACCGGTACTCACCAAGTGATCCGTTCACCATGTCC